TTAACACCTATGTAATCTGCGATTGAACAAAATAGTGCCTGTGCTGATTCTAATAATGCTGTCTTGTCTGCCATACATATATTTATCTACGGCCTCTGCTTCTTGCTGGCGAATTATAGTTTGTTTTACCTTTATCTGCAATTCTTTCTTCTTCACCTCTACAATCAAAAAAAGGTGGAAAACCAAAGACACCAAACGTTTTATTCTTATTCTGAAACTTTGTTAACTTCTTAACATCTTCCTCAAAGAAAGACTCTTGTAATACAAGTTTACTAGGCATTTCAACGCAACGCCATATAATGTCATTTTTTTTCTTAACCATTTCTGTCTTATAATAGATAGATGGTTTTCTTTTTCTTGCCATTGTTATCCTTACATGTTTAGTATTAATTTAGCTTCTTCACTTAACATATCTCTACTAAATGGTGGAGTATGTGTTAATATAATCTTTACATTACCCTCACCTGCTACACGTTCTACTGCCTCTTTAATATCTTTTTGTATCTGATCTGCCATAGGACAAAGCATAGAGGTTAGTGTATGGGTGATTGTAACTTTTTCTTCTTTTATATCAATATCGTAAATCAAGCCTAAATTAAATACATCAATAGATGGCATTTCAGGATCGTAAACTTTTTTTAATTCTTCTATTATTTTATCTTTCATTATATTTTAAAGTCTGAAAACTTATCATAGACCTCAGCAGATTGTGGGCCTGATGGTTTTTCAATCTTCTCCTTACTTTCTTGGTTACTATCTACAATCTGTTGAGCAGATTGTTCTACATCATACAATCTCATCTTACTTCTATCTACACCAATTATAAATGCACGATTGACAGCAGGATCATTGTATCTGTTCTTTAATTGTTTAACTTTAATTTGACCAAGTTCTTCAAGTTCATCATTTGAAATAAGAGCAAACATAAAGTCAGCAGTTGCAGGAAGACCAAATGATTCTGAAGTATCTTCAAGTCCTACGTCACTTGATAGGTAACCAGTTCTAGTTGTTTGTGTAGCAGATACAATAGGAACATTATATTGTACTGCAAGACCTCTTAATTCTTCAGCGATAGATTTGACCATAGTGTAGGAGTTAATATTGCCACCTTTAAATCTACTACTAGTACATATATTCAAATAATCAATGAATATTAAATCAGGTTTAAATGCTTTCTTTAGGGCAAGTTCATCTAACAAAGATTTAAAATGACCTGCATGAGCAGACGCCGTAGGATATTCTTTGATAATTAATTGACCATTAGTTTTGTTTTGCATTTTAGATGTTTTATTATCGTATATTTCTTTTGGCATTTCATAAAGATCATCAATAGTTACATCTAATAAGTTAGCGTCAATTCTTTCTGCGATACGTTCTTCAGCCATCTCTAAAGTTATATACAATACATTTTTACCTTGCGATATAACACTACTTGCAACATGACACATAAACAAAGATTTACCAACACCTGTACCTGCAAGAGCAATGTTTAAAGTTTTAGGTGGCAGACCACCTTTAGTTATTCTATTGAAGTACGAAAGATCAAACTTTAATCTTGCTTCAGTTCTATGGTAATATTCAAATCGGTCCTCTGCCTGATTTAGATAATCATGCCCTATATGTCTATCAAAAGAAACGCCAAGCGCTTCTGATAAGATACTAGGTATTGCTTCTGGTGTATGTTTCTTATCTTTGCCATCTATGATTTTGATACCTTGTAATACTGCATTATACACAGCACGATCTTTACAAAACTTTTCTGTTGTATCTAACAACCATTGTTGTTCAACTTCTTCGTGTTGTAAACTATTTAATAATGTTTTTGTATTTTTATATTCGTCTTCGGTAAGTGTCTTGTCATTTGACAATTCAATTTCAATTGCTTCTTTTGTAGGGAGATTATTATACTTGATAACAAAATTACTTATGATATTGAATAGAGCAACCTCATCTCTACCTCTAAAGAAATCAGGTTTAATAAATGGTAATGTTTTTCTTGTAAAGTCTTCGTTAAAGACTAGGTTGGATAAAAGTGTCTTCTCAAACATAATGTAGATAACTCCCTATAATATACTTTGGTTGATTGATTGGTTTCTGTCCTGCGTGTCTAAATGTCCACAATGGTGGGAATACGAGCACCTTACCTGCCTCTGGTTTAACTGATATATCATAATCAGGAAATGTTGTTTCGCCGCCATCATTGTTATTTAAATACATAAAAAAAACTAAAAATCTTCTAGCACTATTATAGTTAGTCACATCTACATGTGTTTGGAATTCATCTTCATTGTTAGGTTCATACTTCTTAAATCTTATCTGTTCAAAACCAAATTTCTCTGGCCATTGTTTTAATGAGTCTATATTAACATCTTTTGTATATTTGTCAACAACCTGTCTTAATTTAGGAAAGATTATATCTGAATACTCTTTCCAGTCTGAAAACATGTTAAGATTAATTTCTGTAAATGACATATGACCTTTTAAATTAGTTTTAGATTGTTGATGTTGCGAATCTTCAAACTTATCTATAAGGTGTTGACATTGATCCTTTTTAAGTACATTTTTGTATGTACATATGTAATCACTTTTGAAATTTAATTTGACCATTCTCTAATTGTTTTTCTACGACCTCTATTAATATGTCGCCTATGTAATTTCTAAAATCAATACTTCCTGTATCAACATCATTAGGATTCTTCTTAATATCATAATCAAACTTTAAAGGCAACTCGCCTTGAGCATTTTCTTCCGAGGCAAACTTTACATGACCATACGTGTATATAATGTCTTTATAAGGTCCTTCTACAATCTTTATACAACTATAATCGTCAACATCACGTTGAGCAAAGACGTATCTATTCTGCGCCATAGAGGAATTCTTTTTTGGCTGCCTCGTCAATTTGAGCGAGAACATCTTTAGTAAAGAATTTAGTAGGTTCATTATTGATAGTTTTAGCATATTGTTTTGATCCGTCAGGTAATTCTATTCTTGTTGATACTGATTTAAATATATTGTGTTTGATAGCGAGTTCTAATAACCCATAGTACTTATCAAGGCCATCTTTGTATGTTAATCTTACATCAATTAAAGCATTCTCTTTTGTCAACCTTGACTTGTAATTCTTACAATGAATAATATTACCAATGACTTCTTTGCCATCTTTTTCTTTACGTTTAGATAGATACACGATATTACTTGCAGCGTATTTAAGGCCAGAGCCACCACCCATCTCCTTTTGAGGAAACATAGAACCAATTACATCATATGTATGATTGGTCATAATCATAGGTACTTTTGCTTTGCCAAGTTTTAAAGTCAACACTCTAAATGCAGCTTTCACAATCTGCGATCTAGTCATATCTCTAGTTTCTTTACCTTCGGCAGTATCTTCCATCTCTTTTGTAGTAGATAACATTCCTAAACTATCTAATACAAACATTAAAGGTTTTCTAGTCTTCTCGTCTTGTTCTATGTATTTGTCAATCACTTTGATTGATTGATGTCTAAACTCTTGTACTGTGGCAACTGGTACAATAACCATTCTGCTACTGTCTATACCACGACTTTCAACTAATTCTTTTGTTAACGCACTTTCTGATTCAAAGTAAATCACACCTGCGTCTTTGTTTTTTTCTAAAAATGCTTTTACTATTCCTAATGCAAAGAAAGTTTTACCTGTTGCAGCTTCACCTGCAATTGCTGTAATCTTATTTGATGGCATACCACCATAGATTGATCCTGATAGTAAAGCATTAAAGGCAAGGGAACCTGTATCAATAAACGAATCAACGTCACCTGCTTCTACACCCTCACTTACTAGTGTGGCGTATTCATTACCAGTTTCTTTTATTATGTCTTTTAAAAAATCACTCATATTAATTCTCCTTATGTGTATGTATTATATCAGTATTTGTGTTTATTGTCAAGCGTCTAAAATAGTGTTGCTCTTCTACTATGTCTAAAGTAATCTAATTTTTCTTTTGAAAAGCACCATACGTTTTCAATATATATTCTGTTCATAAACTCTGCTTTTTCTTCGTCACTTTCAAATAACTTATCTGATTTAGGTCGTTGCATAATCCTCATGCCTATCTGACCTACAAAGTTATCTTTTAAACTGTCAACAAGTTCATCACTACTATAATATCTTTTGTTTTTTATATTAGGGTCCATGATGTTTACAAACATATGCTTTGATCTTTCAAAACTTTTTTGAGCAACAGGTAAATAAAAATCATCACGCCATTTAGAATATTCATCAAACTTGTGCCATGATTGATTTTCTTCTTTCTCACCACCCTCGTTATATCTTTCTGTAGAGAAGTATGGTGGACTTGTAAATGCACAATCTATATTGTCAATTTTATCCCATGGTAAATCTTCAGCGCCACAGTTATAGATAGTTACTTTTTTAGGTTTAGATAAGAAACTATTATATGTTTCTACTTGTTTTAAATATTGTTTGTAAGTATTGGGATTAGGATCACAACCGATATATTCTTCAGCGTCACTAGTAAAGAAACCAGCAAGTCTATCGCCCCAACCACATGATGTATCTAATACTCTTTTAGCATTTGTCATCTGATAGATTGTCTTTGCTACATTAGGTTTAAATTGTGTTGCAATATATGTACCTAATCTAAACGCTGACATGTAACTCTTGTCATCTAATCTACCACCTCTTAATTCTATTTTGTTATCTACTTCAACAGGTTTCATACCATTGATACCACGCCATATAGGACCTAGACAACGCC